ATACGAAAAAGCTATCTAGTACCATACAGTACACTTAACCAACACAGACAAAATGAACTTCAAAAACTACCTAAAAAACTTTATCAACCCCGAGGGCCATGTATCGAGCTTCGATAATGGACAGTTCTTTATCCAGAACTATATGAAACTGTCTCTTGTAGACGTGGAAAATGTTGGTCTCAATACGTCTAGTGACGAGCAGGACCGCATTGATAAACTAAGTATCAAGACTGGAAAAGAATTAGATGCAGGAGAGGAAAAATACCGACAAATTGTGGGTGAGCAGTTTTCTAATAGGAGAAAAACGAAGATTATATCTAAGAATACGGTATATGGTTCTAGACAAAAAATGTCTACCAACTTTTATCAGACAAGTATCGCTGGTTTAAACCCATTGTATATAACTGACATGGGCTTGCCAAACGCTACTGCGATTGAGAAACGTTTGCGCGAGATCGTGCCTTCAACTGAACTGAAGGAGCAGCGTATTCATCGTTTCTTCAATTCTACTATAATGGCTGATTTCTATGATAATGCTACCGCTTTGTTGACTGTACTATTGCAGTTCTATTGGAAACTCAAAATTATAGAGCGCATGGATGTACATCGGGTTAAAGTTGAGATTAAATTGCATGGTATAGAAAATATACGGTGTATGGAGCCGTTAACAGCAGCGCCGTTAGTTTGTAATTACTTAGCTGGTCTACGTAATGGAGTGACAGCACACCCTGACGACATAGACATATTGAATTTAACTGAGACTTTTTTGCAATGGTTAGAACAAGCACCTCCGAGAGTTATCAGAAACGACTTAGGTGTAGATGTTCCAAACCCAGATTACATGAGCTTAGCACATGAAGTTACTTTTGTATGCCATAAAATGTATGACTACAATGATGGTCATAGTAGTAGCGGACGTACATTCGGTGAAGTATTCGGATTTACTAATAACTGTTATAAAGTACATTCATCATGGAACCAAATAGTAAATGATGACCAAAATATTCTTCAAAATGAAGAAAACATTTTTCCTGATTCACAGGCGGCCTATACCGCGTGGGAGAAAGCAGATGGATTTATCAATTGTAGTGGGTTAACACCCAAGATGGCTGCTATACTTAATATGGCCCTCAGAGGTAATAAAAGAACGTCACCTCTACTGGTTGACCAAGACTTAAAACTTTTAGCATCAAGAGCTAGGGTTATAGGATTTTACGTTCCTGAATATCGTGAGATAAGAGGTACGTTCACTAGTGACGAAGTCGCAAAGACCATATCAATACTAGTGGGAACACATAGGTGGCACGAGGATTTGCTAAATGCTACGAACGGTTTAAAGTATTGGTTAGCACAACCAGCTACGGAAACCGTCGAATCACACTGGTGGCACTCTATAAAAAGAGAGTACTCATTACCTAAATTAGGTTTGAAGCGTGCCGTAATGGGCATGTTATTAGAAGGGGACGGTGTCATGATTACTTCAGACGCGGTACGTAACCTAGCTTCTTCTCTGTCGAAGAATGATGAATTGATTTTTGAATCAACATTTATGAACGCGTGCTGGTACTGGGGTGAATACCTTATGTTCTTTAATAGTGTTAATGCAGAACACACTTTAAGAAAGTTAAGTATGGCACAACAAGATAGCATAACACCATTTGAAAGGGCTGACGCAATAGTATCCAGTATGCTTGGAGTAGCTATACCTAAATGTGTTTACCGACAACAAGCAACGTTTGCTACAGGCGGGGTAATCGGTCAACTAAATAACAGGGTCAAGTTCGGTAACATAGTTATAGAACACATGCAAGACTATGGATACACTATCGCAGGTGACGGGTTTAATACTCAGACATTAGTACCACCGTCTGGGGTAGCACTCGTAGTTGGGCTTGGAGGCCCATTGATCGCCGGTACACCATATGGTAGTATATTTGGCGTGCGACAGGCCTCGCTTAAAAGGGTCGGATTTACTAGAAGACGTGCTTACCACTACAACGATTTATGGGGCATGGGTGTGGTGACTAAGTGGCTTGGTTATGACTTACACTACTTACACCCA